GATCGAATCTTTACCTCACGCCCGTTCACAGTTGGCACTTCAATGCGCCCCTGCTTCTTCAGGATATAGATCACGCGCTGAAGAACAGGCTGAACCAACTCGGCCTGAAGTCTGCCAAAGGCCGCGCCCATCCGGCGAGACAAGTCCGCCATGCGCTCTGCAATCTCAGTGGCCGTGGCCGGGGTCTTGTCCGGATTGCCAAGCATGTCGTTGTAGAGAGCGCGCTTGATGTTCAACCGCATGTCCTGAAGAACAAGCTGGGCCACGTCAAAGCGCCCCGCCGCCTGAATCGGCTGAAGTCCGCGGCTGCCCATTGCTGTTGGAATGATCGTACCCGGAACAAGATTGATTGTCTCCGGGTTGATAACGCCGTCATCTTCCATCTGGTAGATGCCAGAGATAGACATCTGAGCGTTCTCAAGAATCAACTCAATCGTAAGGTTCGTCGTCTTGATCGCAGAGAGGGCATTGAGCAAGGGACCACGCCCATACTTCTCACCGGCACACTTCGACCAGCGGAAACAGATCATCGGGCTGGCACCGATGCCGCGCATTTCAGACTCAAACAAGAGCGTCTGAGTTTCCTGACAGACCGCAAAGGTCGTATAGGATTCCTCGTTCTTCACAGTGTAGTCGCGGATCACACCCTCAATGATGTTGGTCGTGCGGTCGGAACCCATCTTGGATTCGATCTTGGGGCCAAGAACAGCCTTGGGATATAGGATGCTGATCTCGTCGTAGCGAATGTTCTTTCGCTCACGGTAGACCGCATCAATCCGATCATCGGGCCCGGTGTCCAGAACCACATGGGGCAAAGGGATTGCTGAGAAAATGACAGGATTAACCGAGTCACCTTCAACGGCTGAGAGAACACCAGTGCCGACAGCCAAGTCCATGAATGATTCATGAACCTCCTGCGCGAAGTTGGAACTTTGAATGACCTCAAAGACATACTCAGTGATCTCATCAAGGTCTTTGTCAACCGACTCACGCTCCTCCTTCGGAACCTCAGAGCCGGACACAAGGTCCGCCCATCGTGCGAAGTTGGGAACAAGACCAGATTGCAGGCGAGAGGCAAACTCCTGAACGCCGACAACCGCAGTCTCGTCAAATATCTTGTCGTCCCGGCGCTGGCCGGGTGTCTCGTAATAGAACGACTCACGCTGAGGAAGTGCATACTCATAGCACTCCTCAAACAACCCGACCCAGTTCTCACGGTAAGCCTTTGAGCGATTGTATTGCTCAAGGTATTCGCTGGCGCTTTTCATATCAGAACCTTGTTATGTACCCTGCGCCAGTTGGCGCGGTTAGAAGCGAACGACGACCCGCTCCGCTTTGCCTTCCGGTAATGAGAGATCGCGAGGACAAAGCCTCGTCAATGTCGTCGCGCTTTGTCTCAGCACGGCGAACAATCTCCTCCCGTTTCCGGTTCTCGGCCTCAAGCCGCTGGTCTTTCGACAACTGAATTTCTGCCTTGCTCGGTCCGAAACACATATCTAATTCTCCCTTCTTACATTCTCGACCAGAAACCTTGACGCCGATTGCTCCGCTGTTTGGCGAACACATCGAAGTCACGCTTGGCAGTTACCGGAGTGGCAGGGCGCTGAGAGTTCATCAGAGCCCGACCCTCACCAGCACCAAGGAACAAATACTGAGCAGCGTCGTGAACATGAGAGTACATGTTCTTGTCAGGCTTGTCCGCATATCGTTCACCAGAAACCTCAATGCGCTTGTAGCAATACATGCCCTCGAATCCCTTGATCAACTGGGCGCACCTCGGATCAATGAGAAGTGCGGGCTTGCCCTCGACCATCTTGGTAAGCTGAGAAGTCACGGCCTCAATACGAAGGTCAACCGAGTTCGATGGGGCGGGCGTTGCTCTTAGCCCCGCGCCGCGAAGAATATGAAACGGCGTCGATTCATCTGTCTGCGCCCTGAAGTCACCAGCCGGGTCGCCAAAGATTATGGCCTCGGACACAGCCGCAAAGCGCGTGGCAAGCTCGTTGCGCATTACCTCGGCAAAGCGAACAATGCCCATGTCCACAGACACAAGCTCAGACTGAAGGAACCACCGCCCTCTGACCTTCTGGCCAAAGACCGCAGAAGGCGTCAGCCCGAAGTCAACGCCAACGTAAACGGGCTGCCCCGCGGCAACTGGTATTTCCTCTTTGGCAACGTGAACATCAGGCGCGAACATCTTGTAGACAGGCTTGCCGTCCTGAATGTGGCCAAGTCGATTCATCACATAGACATCAATCCAACTCTTGGTCTTGCCCTGAATCAGATTGCGATAGTAACCCTTCATCATGTGGTGACGGTTTTCAGCCTTGGGATTCGGGACATACCCCTCAATGTCGCCGTCATCATCGCGCTTCTCAAGCATCCCTGAGGGCTGCGTGAAGAACTCCCAGTTGTCTGGCTTCACCAGCATCCGGGCTTCATCCTGAGAAATATGATCCGGAACCGGAACCTCACCGCCCATGATCGGCCACCAGTGATCTTCCTCCGGCGCATTGGTGTCGGCAATCATGCCGGTCCATGTCGGGCCACCCTCACGCATGGACGGATACCGGCCAACACGCATGGTGCAAGCATCAATGATGCTCTTGGGAATCTCCCTCGCTTCGTTCACCCAGATGCCCGTAAGCTCCAGCGAAAGAAGTTTCTTCACATCTTCAGGACGATCAAGAGCTAAGAAGATGACCTCAAGATCAAGGTTCCCCTTGCGGATGTGATGCGTGTACGGCACCGACCAAGTGAACTTTCCCCACTCAGACTCAGGAAACCAATCAAGCCAAGTCTTGATCGTGGTCGTCTTTAGCTGAGGGTTCGTGTTTCGAATGATCGCCCACCGGCTTTTCTTGAGGCCATCACGTGCTGGCTCCTGATCCAGAGCCCTGCGAAATACCTCAATGCAGCAAGCAACAGACTTGCCACTACCAACCGGACCGCGAAGCCCGCGAAAGAAAGTGTTGGCCCTCATGAAGTTGAGGATCGTCACACCATCCGGTTTGTAGTTGAATTCCATTAGCTTGTCCGCGTCGTTAGAGAACCGTGGATCGTCATGCGGAAGTCAGTCAGTCCTGTCAGGTCATCACTCACCGTTGCCACAATGGACTCACCAGCCGACACAGGCAAAGAGGCACCGAAGGAACGAGCCATCGTCCACCGGCCAGCGCCAGAGCTTGTCGTCTTTCCGAAGTTGGCAAAGCCCTGAAAGTCAAAGCAGGTCGAGACAATATCAACATTGTCCTTCCAGTTGGCCAACACATTCCCACCCACCGAAATATCAACGCCGTTGGTCAGCGCAGTGATCCCGCCAAACTTGTCAGACGCAAAGGCGGTCGCATCGTCAATGTAAAAAAGAATGCGATGAAGAAGAAGAGACTTCCCGGCACCTACAAGGTAGGAAAAATTTACAGGGGTCGTCCCGTCAATGTTCATCGCATTGCTTGCGCCATTCAACAGGTAGGTAAGAAGAGCTTCTTCAGGTTCAGTCACAGCCATCATCTCATTCCTTTATCAACGCCAAAGCGAATCATCCGCTCGACAACCTCAGGGCCAATGCTCTCAATGAGCTTGTCACATTCACGATCAGTAATCACGCCAGCAGGGACATGCGCAAAGTGAACCTTGCGAACAATGCCGCGCAACAACGACAAGTCCTCTCCAGACAACGTAGACAACATTAGCGCAACTGGAACAAGGATCGAGGGTTCACGCCGCCAATGCGCTGAGAACCCCTGATAGTCTTGCCGCTAAGACGCTTCCGCGTATAACCCCACTCGACCTCCTCCTCCGCCGCCTTTTCTTCCGGCTCAACGTACCTCCACTCATCCTTGTCAGTCGCAGAAATATTATCAGGGCCAGGCAAAATTAGGGTCGCCGGGTCCAGAACCTCAGGAGTAGAACTACCACCAAAACACATCACTTAATTCCTTTCACTGGATTCAATAACGAACGCGCAGTGCCACCACGCACAACACGCTGAGGCTTGTCCGCCAAACGAGGCGATGAACCAGAACTATCACCGCCATACAACTCAGGCAAATCACCCCACTCAGGGCTCTCAAAGTCAAACCCACCACCAAAACACATCAGACACACCTCCCCTTAAATGCCAAGCACAATAACCATGACATGCTTCAGCGAACCTTGGTAAGAAAAAATACGAGGGCTAGGGTACTATAGCAGGATAGTCCCGAACTTTCCCCCCCCCCCCCCCCAACCCCCAGCCCCCCCCCGCACCCCCCCCCACTCGCCCACCCCCCCCCCCCACCCAATCACACCCCTCACTCCCCACCACCCA